ATAGTTATTTTTGGAGTTTTAACTTCTAGACCATGGCTAGCCATTATTTCTCTAATGTAAATGTATAATGCTTTTTTATTAAATATTTCTAAATTTTCTCTTTTACGGAATAATTCTAGTATAGCATCTGCTACTTTAGCATCATTACCTTTAGGAAAAAATATGTCAAATCTATTTTCAACATATTTTACATAACTGTCTATAAAAATAGATAATCTATCTTTTTCTTTTTCTTCACCCATCTGGTATGAATAATTATCATCCTTAAATAATTCATCCACAGGTGCTGTTTGTACACGTTTTTTATAATTTTTTGTATTATATACTATTAACCAGTTTTTTGTTATAGTACCAAAATATGAATATGCTTTTGCTCCGTTTTCTGGGTTAAATAGATGTAATTTAGAAAGTAAAAATGTTATTACTTCATGTTGTAGATGTTCTATTTGGTCTACTTCTGTATAATAAAATTTAAAGGTATGAATTATATTTTCTGTTAATTTAAAAAAAGCATAATGTATTTCATCCCTATATATGTTACTTCTTATTTCTGAATTTGGTTCATTATTATATCTAACGATAGCGTTTTCGGTATCCTTAGTAAAGTAGTTTTTACTCTTGGGTCTTCTTTTTCTAGCCACGGTAATCATTTTATTTCTTTTAACTTGAAATCATTCAAGATATCTTGAATTTGTTGGACTGATTTAAAAAATTGTCCAACTTCATCATCTGACTTAAATGTACCTGCTTGGTCTATTTCTTTTAGTTTTTTGTCCGAAATTTCTATTGTTTTAGATAATCTATCTAAATAATTAAGGTATTCTGCTAGTATGTCTTCTTGCTTTTCGTTTTTACGTAGTAAATTAAAAGTAGTAAATCCTAAGATTACTACTAATACTGATAAAACGGATATGGAAACTATTTCAATCATAAACTATTTAACATATTTTTTAACCCTTCACTTTTCATTGAGCCAAGTGCTTTTGTTTTTACATCCAATTTTTTAGCCTTAGGTTTATCTAAAACTTCTTCATTGAATTTTGATAGCCATACGTGTTCGAATTCTATTCTTGCTGCCATTAAGTCTGCCTGATGAATTATAAATACCATGGAAGTTCGAGGTTTTTGCTCTGGCATGTAATTTTTTAAATAAGGCTCATTAGCTTGGTCATATAACCCATCATGTAGTTTAATACACATCCATTCATTTTCAGTAAGCTTAATATCATGATCAACTAATAACTTAATAGATCTGTCTGGGACTGACATATAGGCTAATTTTTTGTTGTATTGATACATTTCACCTAAATTCTTTTTTCTCCAATCATCTTTGGAAGGTAAATAAGCCATTTCTTCACCGTTACCCATTTTACCTAAATCATGGTTTATAGCTGAGAATACAAGTTCTTCAATTGTGTAATTTTGTTCTGTACCAAATTTAACCCATGTTTTGTTTATTGCTAAAGCACCTTCTATAACTCTATTGACATGGTCAATATAACCACCTGGGAATGCATTGTGGTAAGCTGTTTTATGTGATGCTGGCATTAATACAAGATCATCTTCAAATTTCTTGTAGAATGCTAATACTTTTTCTCTTCTAGGGTCTGAGATGTAGGTGTTAATATAACCTATAAACTTTTCCCAATTTGACTGGATTTGTTCTGCTGATAAACTCATTATGCTTCTCTTTCTATCATATCAACAACATCCTGAACTGTTTCTTCTACTGCTCTTTGAGCTTCATTAATTGTTGTTCTATCTCCACCTCTATGAATTTGCATATCAAGTTGTTTTAATTGACCCTGGAGTGTTCTTAATCTATTTTGTACTAGTTTTTTATTTCTCATAACTTTATTTAATTATAATTGGGGTATTTGTGATGTTATCATGTGTCACCTGGTCACATTTTTTTATCTAAGCGTTTTTATACGCTTTTTCCCAAACCCCGTGATGGGAATATACAATATTAAGATTTCGACTCCAAACTATCTTCAAGATACTTTTGGATTTTGACTAAATGAGCGCATTTTTCATATTCTTCTGCGTCTTCAAAAAAGGATATTGATAGTTTTACTGAGGTTTCTAAATGATCATCATGTTGGATTTGTAAACTACCTTGCCATACTTCATCATCTATTAGGCAATCTTTAATATAACTCCAGGCTCTATGATGAGCTATATATTCTCCTACATCTTCCATTCCATCCATTCCATAATCATCTTCAGGAGTTTTAAACATATTGATAAGTTTTTTTTGAAATACATGTTGGTTTAGGATAATTTTTTTAAACATCCCAACCTTATAAGTTGGTGTTTTCTCAAAATCATCCATATTAATGGTAGAGGGTGGCTCATCAGTGTACTTTTTAGGGTCACCTCCGAATAAATTGAATATATGGTTAAGGTCCATGTCATCAATAAATATAGTACTAGTAAGGTATACTCCAAACTAAATACAAAAAAAAAACGTCATATAGGGAATTAACTTAGATTTTTATATTCTTTTTCGAATTGTTCTAACGCTTGAAAGTATTCTGCTTTTTCAAGTTTGGTAAGCGATGCATACCATTTAGGGAAATCGCCTCCTTTAATATTTAACAACTCTTCTTTTAAGTCTCTCATCATATTTTAATTTATACATACGTATATACTATACATACTGTTTTCCAATTTTTTCAATTGCTTCTTGTGCTTCAACAAGTGGTATATCAAAAAATTCACGTTGTTGATTCACGCGGTAAGATGCTAATTCTTCATGGACTTCTCGTTCTAGTTGCTCGCCATTGAAGCATTGAAATGCCCATTCTACTTTATATGGTAGTGCTACACCGGTAGAAGCACTTATTTGTTTAGCCCTAATTTCAGGTTCGTGTTTGGTATAGCCTATTTTAAATATATTAGGTAGTGTGGGGTTTGATAATATGTAAACCCATTGATCAGCTTCACCGCGGTTAGCGTATATGTCTTTACGTCTGGAGGTGTAATATGTTATTTTATCCCACCCATCGTCGTCTTCTGTTTTGGTATAGAAACGGATAGGAGAGTCTAGTAAGTCTTCTTCGATACTGAAATATTGAGAAGCTTTGTCTTCTGTGATTTTTTTAATATTAGGTTTAGACATTAGCGTATTTTTTGGGAGATTAATGCGCGAGCTTTAGTTACTTCGCTTTCAACGATTTTATTATTGTGTTTTGGTGAAACTTTGCGATTAGTACCATAAGCATATAATGGACCTTCATACTCCTCACCTTGTATTCTTCTTTTACCATCAAATGATCTAAAGTCGTTTGGGGTTACTCGATGCCATCTATTAAGTGTGGGCATGTATATTTCTAAATGTTTAGCCTCATTAAAAAGATATTCAATTTTTTCTAATAATCCTGTTTTTTCCATTATATTACTATTACCTTTATTTCTTTTTTTATAACTAAATTTGGATTATCATTATTTGGGTCATATATTGATGGACCGCCTTCTGTATTAAATGTTGTTTCCATAAAAATATTAATAGTGTCACCTATCATTTCATCATCTAATAATATATTTTGAGTTGGTTCATAATTATATTTTGAATAAGTTCCTATTAGGGTAGGAGCATAAGGACAATCTGTGCAAAGGTGTTTTGGTATTTGATATCCTACTACATTTAATGGTGGGTGAAGATTTATTAAATCTGTCATAGTGTAAGTATAAGCTCCAAATGAGATAGGAGTGTTTAATCCTTGATCATTGAACCAACCTAAATAAGAATACATAGGAGTTGTAAAATATAAATTTTCAAATACTACCCAATAATCTGAATCATATTTAGTTTCTATAAATGGAATACCATCGGTATTACAATATTCATCATTTAATTGAGATAATTGGCCTCTAATTTGAAAATATTCTAACCCATCCCATTCTACTTCATAATGTCCATTTGCATTAGGTAATATTTCTTGGTTTTTATATACTACTATAAATTGTGTTTCACAATCACCTGTGATACATAAATCCTGGTGTATAGTTTCTTGTTTTGTACATGATGGGGCAAATATTAAGGCTAATATAAGTCCTAAAAATAGTA